CGACGTTCCGTCGTGCCACCTTCCTCTCAAGGGGAAGGTTTCCTGACGAGGCGGAAACGGTATTTCTACGCCAGTAACCTTCCCCTTGAGGGGAAGGTGTCGGCGAAGCCGACGGATGAGGTGGAAAAATCGCCAGAAGAAGCTTAAATTTTCAGCGAAAATACAAATCAAAACGGAGGTATTTTCATGAAAAAAGAGCTTTCGGACAAACGCCGGCTCTCCGGGGTCGGTCTGTGCTATTTCGCGCTGATGTTCATCACACAGGCGCTGCAGATGCTGGCGATGGGACTGCTGTACGACCGTCTGGCCGACACGGAGTGGTTCCTCTGGGCGCTTTCGCTTGTGCCGCTTTACGCGATCGCGCTGCCGATTTTCCTGCTGATGGCGAAAAAGCTGGCACCGGACGCGCCGGCCGCCTACGGCACACAGACGCTCTCGGCGGGCGGCTGGGGGCGCTGGCTTTTTCTCAGCCTTGGCGTCACATATCTGCTGAACCTCGTGTCCACACTGCTGACGTCGCTGCTGGCGATGCTGAAGGGCGGCGCGGTCGAAAACCCGCTCGCGATGATGCTGAGCGGCAGCAACCCGCTGATGTCGCTTGTGTTCGCGGGGATCCTCGGCCCGATCGGCGAGGAATTTATCTTCCGCAAGGTGCTGTTTGACAAGATCGGCTGCTGCGGCGAGCGGCTATACATCCTGATGGGCGGCTTCATCTTCGCGCTGTTCCACGCGAATCTGTCGCAGCTTTTGTACGCCTTTGCGTTAGGCGCGGCGTTCTGCTATATTTACGCGCGGACGGGCAAGCTGCGCTATACCATCGCGCTGCATATCGCGATCAACGTTTTCGGCTCGGTGCTGATACCCATGCTGGCGCTGAGCGAGTCGGAGGCGGCTGTCGCCGCGTTGGGCGTTTTGGTAATCGTATTGATCATCGTGGGCGTGATCCTCGCGGCGCGCGGCCGCTGGAAATTCCCGCCCGAGCCGCGGGCGGACGCAACGGGCGAGCCACAGGCCGTGCCTGAAACGCCCGCGCTCACCTTTGGCCGGGCGCTGCTCGCGCCGGGGATGCTCGCCTACACGGCGCTGTGTGTGGTGCTGATTATCATCGTCACCTTCCTCGCGTAACGCAGGCCATAAAAACAGCGTGTCCGCCAAGCGCTCCGGCGAACGGCGGCAAAAGGAAAGGAGCGATTCGCCATGCGGGAAAAACAAATCCGACGCCTGTGGGCGGCGGGACTGATCCTCTGCCCGGCCGGGGGGCTGGGCACGGCGCTGGCCAACCATATGGGCGCGCCGGACTGGGCTGTGCGCGCGCTCGGCCTCTGTGCACTCGCCGGCATTGCCGCGCTCAGCTTTTCGGTGAGCTGGCTGTGGCAAAAAAAGAAAAAGTGAGAGGCTGTTGGTACAGCTTCTAAGCTTCGGCGGCAGGAAAATCAAAACCACCCGTTCAACGGGTGGTTTTGATTTATTTTATCCCTTTTTGATAAACTGGCGGCTTATCGGCCAAAGCGGCGGCGCCACCGCGCCGGAAAGGCGCGGGCTATGCCCCGAGGCCGGAGAGCCCGGCCTCGTCGGCCTCCGGCGCGTCCGGGGAAAAGCGCAGGCCGCGCGCCTCCTGATAATACGAAAGGGCGCGCTCGATGAAGGACTGCGGGACGTCGAACCATTCCGCCAGCTGCCACGGCTCGGTCAGGCCCGCGCGCATGGCGCGGCACAGCGCCGGATAGGGCAGAAAGCGCTCGATGGCCCAGCGGTTTGCCTTATATTCGTGCTTTTCGATCAGATCCCACGGGCTGGCGACGCGGTGCGTCGCGCCGGTGGCGCAGTGGCCGCATTCGTGCGCGAGACATTCCTTCAGCGCCGCCGTGGTGCGCACGGCGGAGGGATCGTAAAAAACGGCGTATTTTCCGTCCTGCTCGATTGTGGCGGCGGCCGTGAAGCCGATGTCATAGACGAACAGGCGCGCGTCCTGCTCGCGCAGAGCGTCGTAAACATCAGACAGGGAAATCAAAGCGTTTTTTTCTCTCCTTTCCTTTTTGAAAAAATCCGTTTTACGGCGGCCGGCCAAACGGCAAGGACCGGGCGTCAAACGGGATGGGGCGCGAGCCGGGCGGGCAGGCTATTCGCCGCGCTCTTTTTGCTGCTGCTGGCGGAAAAACCGCGCCATCTCCAAAAGCTTTTCGCGGTTTTCCCGCGTGAGGGGGCGCGTTTCGTTGAAAAGCGCGTAGGTGAAATCATCCAAGCCCGGCAGCTCGGGGCTGGGGTCGTCCGTCCGGCACAAAAGGTAGTCCGCGCTGGTGGAGAGCGCGGCGGCGATGGCGGCGATCACGGGCTGCTTGACGGTGGCGATGGTGTCGTTCTCGTAGCGCAGGACGGTCGATTTGTCGACGCCGACCTTCTGCGCGACCTGCTGGAGCGTCATGCCCTGTTCTTCCCGGAGGCGGCGGATGCGCGCGCCGGTGCTGTCCTGTTCATGCATGGTGTTCTCCTTCTTCCGAAATGGCCTGCCCTTTGTTCCGTGCTTCCTTTGGCGGACGGGCCCAAGGGCCGCGTCCGCCGGGCGGTTCGGCGTCCGCTTTTTTGAAAAGGAGCAGCGGCGGGCGGGCAGGCGATGAATGGGGCGGCAAGAGGTTTCCTAACGACAGTATAACACGCTCTGTTGCGCAATGCAATATTTTTTCAAAAAAATTGCGCAATGCTATTGACAAATCCAAAAAATGGGTGTATGATAACACCATCGAAGTTGCACAGCGCAACGAAAATAGCTTTTTTGCTTGCGCTGAGCAATCCCGGCGAAAGCCTGTCAACGCGGGGGCGGCGTTCGCCCGATGATTAAGACAGAGATAGCTTACGCCGGGAAAACTCCGATAAAGCGGACTTATTATCAGGGAGGGCGGGACGGACAGCGCTATGGCGCGCCGGACGGCCCGGCCTTCCCAAAAAGGGGGCGATGGGAAAAGACTGTAAGGGAATGGTGCGAAAGAATCCGGTACGGCACGGGGAGCCCCAGCGCGGGCGGGAAAATCCGGTGCGGGCCGGAACCATGCCGGAAGGGAGGTGACGCGAACGCAGACACATGAGGAGGACAGGCGGCGCGCGGACGACGCGGTGGAGCGCGCGCTGCTGAAAAAGGCGAAGGGATACGCCTACACCGAGCAGGACAGCAGCAAATGCAAGGCGGTGGAGTACGCCGAGAGCGGCAAAAAGGTGCGGGAGTACGAGACGCTCGAAACCATCGACATCAAAAAGCATATGCCGCCGGACCTGGCGGCGATCAGCCTGTGGCTGAAGGCGCGGCGGCCCGAGCTGTGGGCCGAGGGGAGAAGCGGCGGCGCGGCGATCACCGACAACACCCCGCCCGCGCCGATTTTGACGGCGGACGAGATGGCGGCGCTGGCGGCGGCGCGCGGCGGTGACTGAGACGGCGGTGACCGAGGCCGCGCTGCTGAGCCGGTGCGTCGCGCCCGCGTTCCACGGCGTACACCGCGACGTGATGGCACACAGCCACACGCACTATGTGCTGACGGGCGGGCGCGGGAGCTGCAAATCCAGCTTCGCGGCCATCGAGGTGCTGCTGCTGCTCAAGCGCAACCCGCTGTGCCACGCGCTGGTGCTGCGCAAGGTGGCGGCCACGCTGCGCGACAGCGTGTTCGCGCAGTATGTGTGGGCGGTAGGGCTGCTGGGGATGGACGCGGAGTGGGAGCAGCGGCACGCGCCGCCGGAGCTGGTGCACCGGCGGACGGGGCAGCGCATCCTGTTCCGCGGCGCGGACGACCGGGCGAAGCTGAAATCACTGAAAATGCCGTTCGGGTATATCGGCGTGACGCATTTCGAGGAGAAGGATCAGTTTGACGGGCGCGCGGAACTGCGGAGCATTTTGCAGTCGACGATGCGCGGCGGGGATGTGTTCTGGAATTTCGAGACGAATAATCCCCCCGCAATGCCCGCGCACTGGGCGAACCGCGACCTGCTGGACGTCCGGCCCGACCGGCTGCTCCACCACAGCGATTACCGGAGCGTGCCGCCCGCGTGGTTAGGGGAGCAGTTTTTCGCCGAGGCCGAGACGCTGCGGGCGCTGGACGAGACGGCGTACCGGCGCGAGTACCTGGGCATCGCCACGGGGCTCGGGGCGCAGGTGTTCCCGAATGTGCGGCTGGCCGCGGTGACGGATGCAGACATCGCCGCCTGCGGGCAGGTCTACCGAGGCGTCGACTGGGGCTTTTTTCCCGATCCGCTGGCGTTTGTCTGCGCGTACTACGACGCGGCGCGGCGCGTGCTGACGATCTTCGACGAGGTGACGGCCTACCGCAAAAACAACGCGGAGACGGCGGCGCTGGCGCGCGCGAAGGGCGCGGGCATGCGCGAGACCGTGTGGGCCGACGCGGCCGAGCCGAAGAGCATCGCCGACTGGCGCGGGCACGGCATCCTGTGCCGCGCGGCCGGGAAGGGGCCGGGCAGCGTGGCGTACTCCGTCAAATGGCTGGCGGGGCTGGCGGCGATTGTCATCGACCCGGCGCGGTGCCCGGACACGGCGCGGGAGTGTACCGCGTACGAGTATCTGCGGGGCCGGGACGGCGAGCTGACGGAATGCCTGCCGGACCGCGACAACCACCACATTGACGCGGCGCGGTACGCGCTGTACCCGGTGTGGCGGCGGCGTGGGCAGTAGAGGCCAAAGCGCCGGATTTCATTGCGAAACGGGGAAGGAGAAGGATTTGGGCGAGAGATGGAGGGAGATCTGGAGGATCTTCAAGGGGACGTTCGCGGACGGCCCGCCGGAGCCGGAGGAACAGGCGCAGACGGCGGACGCGGCGCTGGACGCGGCCGGGCAGTGGATGGCGCTGTTCCGCGGGCGCGCGCCGTGGCTGGCGGAGGGGGGGGAGGGCTTTTTAAAGCCCCGCCGTATCTGTGAACAGGTCTAAAAAAATCAGCCCCGGGGCGCGGCGGCCGACGCGTTCCGCCAGTTCATGCCCAGGCGGGCGTGCTTATTTTGAATCTGGAGGCGATGCGCGCGCAGTGCGAGTACGCCGCCGCGTGCGGGGGCATCGTGCTGAAGCCGTATCCCGACGGGGGGCGGATCAGCGTGGACTTCGTGCCGCCGGGGGGCTTTCTGCCCACGGCGTGGGACGCGCGGGGGCGCATGACGGGCGCGGTGTTCGTGGAGCGGACGCGGCGCGGCGCGGCGTGGTACACGCGGCTGGAGCGCCACGCGCTGGAGCCGGAGGGGTATGTGATCCAGAACCGGGCGTTTGTCTCGGCGTCGCGGCACACGCCGGGCAAACCGTGCGCGCTGTCCGCCGTGCCGGAGTGGGCGGGGCTTGAGCCGGAATGCCGCATCTGCGCGGCGGACGGGACGGCGCCGGACGCGCCGCTGTTCAGCTACCTGAAAATGCCGTTTGCCAATCAGGACGACCCGGCGTCGCCGCTGGGCGTATCGGTCTACAGCCGGGCGGTGGGCCTGATCGAGGAGGCCGACCGGCAGTACAGCCGTATCCTCTGGGAATATGAGGGCGGCGAACTGGCGGTGGACGCGAGCGTCGGCGCGGTGCAGACGGACCGGGACGGGCGCTTTTCCATGCCGCGCCACGCGGACCGTCTGTTCCGGGAGCTGGCGGTGGACAAGGGCGACGGCGGCGACCTGTACAGCGTATTCAGCCCCGCGCTGCGGGACGAAAGCCTGTTCAACGGGCTGAATCAGCTGCTCAAGCGGATTGAGTTCGCGTGCTGCCTCTCCTACGGGACGCTGAGCGACCCGCAGAGCGTGGCCAAGACGGCGGAGGAGATCAAGATGAGCCGCCAGCGCAGCTACGCGGCGGTGGCGGACATCCAGCGGGGCATCGAGCGTGCGCTGCGCGGGCTGGTGCGCGCGATGGACGTCTACGCTACGCTGTACCGGCTGGCCCCGGAGGGCGGCTACGAGGCGGTGTTCCGCTTTGGCGACGAGGTGGTGACGGACACCGCCGCCGAGCGGCTCGCCATGCGGCAGGACTGCATCGACGGCGCGGCGGCGTGGTGGGAGTACCGCGCGCGCTTTTACGGCGAGG